GCATAGCTAGTTAAGAATTTTTTTTTACTAAATTGGCAAAATCACCGATTGCCTCAATTAACTCTGTAAAACTAACGCTATCAAACTGTTTCAAAGTTTCACAAGAGATAGGACAATCATTCCCCTGATCGTCAGTAAAATTCCAACTCTTAATAAACTTAACAACATTTTTTATATTACTATCAAAATCTTGTCCTGTAATATCTAATCCATTCATATCACTTACTAAAATGCTGTCATAAATAACAACTTTACTATCAGGATATTTCGATAACGAAATTTCCTTTGTTCTTCTAAAATCTTTTAATTTTGGCATGTTTTTATATGTTAATTATTTAATAACTACTTACTTCATTTACGATATAACAGTCGTTTATAATATCACCATTTGTTATATCATACATGGCCCTAAAGTTTATTGTTTCAGTAATTAAATCATCATTAGGCTTAGTAGCTTCCCAAGTATCGAAAGCAACTCTTGATAGATCTAGTCTAATAGCTGGGTTCGTGGTGCCGATCGTAACATCAGTATTTACAATATCAATTCTCATAGCCCTATAAGTGCCATCAAGCATGTAATTTTTATAAGTTTCATCATTCATAACTAATTCCATCTGGCCAGTAACTTCAAACTTAGTATTAAATATATCCTCAGGCTGAACCGTGCTTAAAACATGGTCCATAACCAGATTTTTATTTATATTTAATGTTAATTGCCTAACTGAGATCCCACTAGCCGCAGTTAATCCACTAGTTAAACTAGCTAATTTAATAGTGCAATGCTTTCCTAAAAACTTATTTTCAGCGACATAGCTGGAAGTTTCCACGCTATCTCCTGAACTCTTACTCATAAAATTAGCACTAAATTTAACTACATCCTCAGGAACGACAGTTAACTCTAAATTATTTATCATAGCGAGTTCAAAGTATTTATCCTGAGAACTATCCACACCATCCTCGATATGTAAAGTTAAACTATCATGCTGATTATCATTTTGTAGAGAATAGGTGTGTTTATAGGCGCCATTAAAACTAGCAGTCGATAATGTCCCAAAGGTAGCTAAAAAGATTAGCCCGAAACATTTATCTAAAACATCACCCTCAATATTACCCTCAGCATACTTAAGAGCAGTCAATTCTTGATTGCCCTCGCCAATAACCCCATAATTCAAGGTCGATAAGGCTTTGGTAGCTTTATCCTCAAAGGATATGTTTGCTTTTGGTAGCCAATAGGTTGCCGCCTCGGCGGTGCCTCTTGAACTTTCCTTATTAAGGCCTAAAGATATTAGGCGTCCAATTTTTTTACTCATATTTTTTTATGATTAAATTTATTTTATTAACTTATTAAAGTAGTATCAACATCAACCTCACACCTTAAAATCACCTCAGCCATGCGATAGCCCATATCACTCCCCGCATAACCCCACGCGCTATTTGCCGCATGTACGAATAATAAAGTATAACCAGTCGGATTATTAAAACCAGTTAATCGCCAATCACTATCAAAGTCATCAATTACACTATCAACCAAATCTCTCATAGCTCGATCCGCAGTCCTATCGTCCAAATTCCCACCCTCACCTCTAGCAATAAAGAGAAAGACCGAAAAACTATAAACTCGCCTATTTTCGGTGGTGGTGTAATAATTAGCCTCATTATCATTAGGGATAACAATAGCCGCCGGTTCACCCTCAAACTGCGCTCTGGCGTAATCATAGACTTCCTGTATCTTATCATTAGCCTCTAAAATCGATTTTATTTTGTTTGACAATTCTTCCCACATATTATCTTAATATATCTTTAATGGCTTGATTAAATGATCTCTGTATTTTAGGTAAAGCGGCTTCGGCTCCCCACTTCATAAATGGCCTTTTATTCATAAATTGAGTCCCCTCGTGAACATAAATAGCATAATTAGTATTAGGAGCCACATAGACCTCTAAAGCGCCAATATGAGTGCGAATTGAGCTTCTAAGTCTACCTGTATCAACCGGAGTTTTCTTTTTACTCTCACCCTCAACCATATAAGCGGCTCGGGCAAGTTCACGCTGTAACATAGCCTTAAATTTGCCTCTATAAAGACCTAACTGTTTCCTAATATCACCTTTAATTTCAATTTCTAAACCAATCATGTAGTTTTTTCAATTATGGCCTGCTGATAATCTATACTCCCAAAACTCCATTGTGTAATTCCACCCTTTTTAACCAAATAAATTTCACTAGTATCATTATCCCTAATTTTATCGCCCTCATAAAGCGAAACATTAGGATCTAGATATATGATAAAAGTTTTACCAAATACTCCATCAGCTATCTGTGTTTTTTCATCGCTTAACCTCTGTAAATGAACGAATGCGCCGGTAACAGTAGACATGGCCGATTTATAACCGGAAACAACTACCTTACGGGATATAAATACCTTTTTATTGAATAAATGTGTAAATGTAGCCATATCATAAATTAAATAATCTATATTGATCTAAAATATTTTTAATGCCTAATTCATCTGCCGCACTATCAACTTTCCCATAACTAATACTATAATCCCCTAACTCCTCAGAGGTAACATTTTTACCGCCCTTAAGCCTAGTTTGTAAAAAATATGCGACAAGCTGAGTAGCCGCCATTTGGACCAACTCCGGAACAGTAGATGACCAACCAAAAGTAGCAGTAACCTTAACCGACTTCTGCCTCTTAGGAAAAACACCAACCTCTGCCGCACTTTTTAAAACTAGACAATTTTTAACTGTTTCATTAAGCGGATAAGAGTCGATATAATCAGCCGTAATACTAACATCATCATCACCATCTACATCTAAAGTAACCACAACAGGATCACCGGTAAAATAATCAACTAATAACTCACGACTTCCTGATCCGTCATAATATCTAGTCTCAGATCCACTTTCAAAGGTGGTTCCAGTATAATTATCAATCCATTGCTTAACCCCAGCAATCCAAGTAGCGAGCTGAGTATTTAAACTAGCCGGAATAGTTATATTCAAAAAATTCTCAACATTGGTTTTATCTGTGTAAGCCATATCGTTTTAAATTAGTCTTTTTTTCATCACCAGTAATCATCTTGTCTTTTATATTTTTAAGCCAAGATTTTTTCTTACTTTTTTTATTATGTTTAACGCGTTCAGCGTCATAGTTTTCATAAATTGACATAGTCCGAGTGCGGTGTATATCATTTCAACCGCACCCGTGTTTATATCAACTTAAGGAATAGCTGTAATAGAAGCAACTGCATCAGGTAATACCAGTAAGCCTGCAATTCTAGCGACAACTCTAATACCAGTCAAATCTTTAGTAAATGCGGTTTCACTATCCTGAGTGATTTTAACAGTTAATTGCTGTCTATCACCAAGATAATAACCTCGCTTGAAATCACCAAAGAAAATATTGGCTTCACCAACCCAGTTATTTTCATATACCGGATAGCCCATTAAAGTAGGCGGTAAGCCTTGAGCAACCCTATCAACCCATAAATACTGACCATTAGAGTCTTTAAGTTTCCTTAATTCCCTAATATTTGTTCTATGAACAACAAAGACAGCATTTGAGTGATATTTTTGAGGTAATGCGTAAACTAGGTTAATAATGTTGTCAAAACTTAAATTGCCAGCACAAGCAAAGGTATGGCCGGCGCCAGTAGTAACGAAGCCGGTAGGTTCAGTCGTGCCGTTTCCGGCAGTAATGACCCTATCTTCTTCATTAGCAAGTTCTTCACCAAATAAACTAATCACTAAATCGACCACATTGATTTGTGAGCTATCAGCAATAAGTTCATCTGAGGCGTAAAGAATTGCGGCGACTTTTCTAGCGGTAAGAGTCTTCTGGCCAAAATGAGCGGTAGTAGTTGACTTGGTTTCCTTTTCAGCGGTCCAAGTTAACTTAACAGAGCTTTCCAAATTAGGAATGTTCATCACATCTCTTTGCATTGGAATAACCCTAACTAACGATCTCATTCTGTTAGCTTCCTCTAACCATCTAATAAGTTCATATCTAAACTCATTAGGGAATAAGTTGCCACCATCAGCGGCGGTGCCTTCTGATAATGCCTTAACAGTAGCGACATCATTGGTAACCAAAGCATGGAAAAAGCCAACGATTTTTTCTTCCTTAGTCATTTGGTTTTTGTTTTTTGCCAACTGACTACCTTTTACGAGGCTATCATATTTAGATAAATTATCAGATACGCTCTTAAATTTATCTAACTTGGCATTTAACTCATCCAAACCTAACTCAGACTTAATTCGTTTAGCGACTTCCTTGGCTTTAGTATCAACTTCATCACCACCATCAGTTTCCTCAGTAGTTTCAGTTCCTTCTTCTGCCTGATCATCAGCGACGGGAAGATCGGCGTCCTCGCCATCATCTTCGTCCTTGATCCCAGCATTATCTTCTTCATCTAAGTAAACCTTTTTTCCATTTTTAACAATATATTTTTTACCCATTATTTTAACTTTCGTTTAATATAACCTAAATTTTTGTTTAGGCTCTCCAGAGCGCCAAGTAACAGTTTATTTACATCCTGCTTTGGTTCTGGGCGACCTTTAATAGTTGTGGGTTTAACGGCCTTTTCAGGCTCACCCTCAACTTTTATGACAAGCGCGCTAAGCACGCTAATAACTTCTTTAATCTTATTCAAATTAGCTTGTGATAAAATCCTGCCTTCTTTTAGCTCAATTTCCTTTAAGGATATTAAATCACTTAAGGCTTTTTCAAAAACTTCCTCATTCTCAGGCTTAACTTCTTTATTTTCCAGAGTCTTATCAACCCAGCCTTTAACTTCACTATCCATCTTCTCAGCTTCTTCAATCGACTTTCCAACTAATAAAGCATTGGCATTAGCCGGAACAGGAACGGCGGAAATTTC